ACNACNGCAGAANCAGAATTAGGAAANACNNTNGTATCAAGTTCAGCACAATTATCCACAGACATAAGTGGTTCATTTGTGGCACCGAGTGCAAGTTTTTCTACAAGAGTAACGACCGCAGAAACAGAATTAGGAAATACCTTATTATCAGGTTCAGCTCAAATAGCTACTGATATAAGTGGGTCTTTCGTAGCACCAAGTGCAAGTTTTTCAACGAGAGTTACTACGACAGAAAATGTGGTATCGAGTTCAGTTATATCAAGTTCAGCTCAAATTTCTGATGACATAAGTGGCTCATTATCCGCAGTAGCAGCTGTGGGATTAGGAGCAGGAATCATATCAGGTTCAAGTTCTAATAGTAATTTAACAACAGCAATCGTTAGTGAGGGAGCAAATATAGTATCATCATCTGCCCAAGTATCAGCTGATGTTAGTGGTTCATTATCCGCAGCAGCAATCGTTGGATTGGGAGCAGGTGTGATATCAGCTTCCGCAATGGTGGACCACGATTCCGCAACAAATTTTGTAGCAAACGAACACATTAATCACACATCAGTATCAATTACCGCAGGGGACGGACTAACAGGTGGTGGAACGATAGCTGCTAACAGAACTATAAATGTAGTGGGTGGAGACGGAATTACTGCAAACGCAAATGATATTGCGATTACAGCAGCCCAAACAACCATTGAATCTATATACAAATCAGATTTAGTAATCGGTGAAGATGATGAAACTCAAATTGACTTTGAAACTGCAAACGAAATACATTTTGATGTTGATAATTCAGAGTTATTAAACTTAGCAGGCACTAAAATTAGTGGTTCACAAGCATCAACAGGTTCATTTGGTGTGTTGGAAACAGCAGGTGGTGTTACTGTGACAACGACTGGTCGTGTGGGTGTTGGAACAGCTGACCCAGATTTCAAATTAGATGTCGCAGGTAATGCAGGTTTTAATGAATATATAAGACACAATGGAGACAACGATACACATATTCGTTTCCAAGCGAATCAAGTTGACATATCAGCAGGTGGAAATATATATTCATATGACGGAGCTGCATTTAATTTAACTGGACATTTGTCAGCAAGTGGTAATATTTCAGGTTCTCAAATTGAAGCGAGTGGTGATATTATAGCATTTGGTTCATCAGATAGAAATCTAAAAGACAATATACAACCAATTGAAAACCCATTAGAAAAAATGGATATGCTTGGTGGTTATACATTTGTATGGAATAATAAACAATCAACATACCAAGGTAAAGATGTTGGGGTGGTAGCACAAGAAATACAAGAGGTTTTACCTGAAATTGTATCAGGTCGTGCTAATGGATACTTAGGTGTTAAGTATGAAAAGATTGTTCCATTGTTGATAGAATCAATTAAAGAATTAAAGAAAGAAGTAGAAGATATAAAACAAAAATGTGATTGTTTGACTAAATAGTTTTATATTTATATACAATAAGGAGTTATAATGGCAAAGAAAAAACAAATCAAATTTACTAAAAAAGAAATAGAATCATTAGAAAATTTAAGAAATGCTTATGCATTTATTCAAAATTCTTTGGGTAATTTAGAAATTCAACGTTTACAAACTGAACAAACATTAGAGAGAATTCATAATGAAAGACTTCGTTTAGAAACTCAATATGTTCAAGAACAAGTAAATGAAAATAATTTGATTTCTAATTTAACTGAAAAGTATGGTATGGGTAATTTAGATATCACGACTGGTAAATTTACACCAGCAGAGTAATATTTTTACCCCAATCAAAGCATTTTGGGATTTAAGGATTATATTTATAAGAGTATAATTATCTACAAGATAGTAAAATAGGAGAAAGAAAATGGCCGAACGAATAGTAAGCCCTGGTGTATTCACCAGAGAAAAAGATTTATCTTTCTTACCTGAAGGAATAGGCGAAATTGGAGCAGCATTAGTTGGACCAACAGATATGGGACCAGCTTTTGTTCCAACCGCAGTTAGAAATTTAGGTGAGTTTGAGAAAATCTTTGGAGAAGAAAATCAAGATTTTTATGTTCCTTTTACTGCAAAACAATATTTGAAAAGTGCAGGAACGGTAACAATCGTGAGAGTTTTACATTTAGGAGGATATGCAAATGATAGTGTTGTATTAACCATTAGTGGTTCAGTAGGACACAGAGTTGCAGCAATTCTAAAACCATCAAGAGGCGCATCAGACCCTGACGCAACAGAGTTAAATGGTTTAAATAGTGCTTCATTAAGTTCTGGTGGAACTAAAGACTCATTTGTATTGAACCTTGACACAAATAATGCAGGAAGCACAACAGCTTTTACATTATCATTTGATTCAAGTTCAGCAAATTACATTACAAAAGTGTTTAGTGAAAACCCACAAGACGCAAATAAAGCAGTTTATGTGTATTCAAATTTCCAAAATACAACAAATGCAGGTGCTTCTGCTGATATAATTAAGATAGCAACAACAGGTAGTGCTCAACAAGATGAAAACTTTTCATTTGACTTTAATGAAGCAACTACACCAGCTATCCAATCACAATTAGTAAATGGAGCTAGAACTGATTTGTTTAAAGTGAAAACAATATCACACGGAACTAATATGAATTCAAAATACAAAGTCGGTATATCAAATGTTAAAAGAGCAGTTGATGTAGCCGGTAGTGATTTTGGTTCATTTGATTTACAAGTTATTGTAAATAATCCAGGTCAAAATGATGACGGAACAATTTTAGAAAATTTTTCTAATTTAAATTTTGACGAAGATTCAGATAACTATTTACCAAGAAGAGTTGGTGATAGATTTATCACAATCGATTCAAACGGAAAATTAACCACAAACGGAGATTATCCAAATCAATCATCTTATGTTTATGTTAGTGATTTTGGTAATTTAACAGGTATTTCAGAAGAGTTGGTTCCAATGGGATTTGAAAAGTTATCACAACCAAATCTTATCGCAACAGCAAGTGCTTCATATAGTGGTTCACACTCAGACGCATCTATGCCAAGTGCTTCATATGTTGGACAAACAAGTGGTAATGGACAGAAAAATAGTCGTGGAACTTATGACCAAAATGTATATTATGGTTTTGATTTCGCAAGTGTTGATAATCAACAATATTTAGCACCACTACCAACAGGTACAGCGACTGGTAACAATGTTACAATGAGTTTAGAAAATTCATTTGGTAATGATGACGCATCAACATTAGGAACAAAATACTCAGCAGGAAATAATCTATTGTCATTAAGTGGTTCAGACCACAGACAATTGAAATTCCAAGTTCCTTTCCAAGGCGGTTTTGACGGAACAAATCCAGCTAAGGAAAATAAAAAAGGAACAAATATCGCAGCAAACAACACACAAGGATTTGACTTATCAAGTGCAAGTGCAAGTGGTTCAGTAGCATACAAAAGAGCGATAAATGCAGTTTCTAATCCAGATGAATACGATATTAACTTATTAGCATTGCCAGGTGTGATACACGAGTATCACCCAAGTGTAACAAACCACGCAATTGATAAGATTGAAGATAGAGCAGACGCATTCTTCATCTTAGATGGTTCAAGATACGGAAGAACAATTCAAGGAGCTATTGATGATGTGAAAACATTAGATAGTAATTATGTAGCTACATATTATCCTTGGGTTAAGATTCTTGATGAGAACAAAAACAAACCTACTTGGGTTCCACCTTCAGTAGTTCTACCAGGTGTTTATTCAAACAATGATAGAATTGGACAAGAGTGGTTCGCACCAGCAGGTCTAAATCGTGGTGGTTTAACAGATGTATTGGAAGCACAAACAAGACTAACCAACTTAGAAAGAGATGATTTATACGAAAATCGTATTAATCCTATCGCAACTTTCCCAGGTCAAGGCGTAGTCGTGTTTGGACAGAAGACACTTCAAGGTAAACCAAGTGCATTAGACAGAATCAATGTAAGAAGATTGTTGATTAACTTAAGAAAGTTTATCGCATCATCTTCAAGNTTCTTGGTATTTGAACAAAANACAACAGCTNTAAGAAACAGATTCCTAAANATNGTGAATCCATNTCTTAGAAGAAGTTCAAGCAAATTCAGGTCTAACTGCTTTCAGAGTAGTTATGGACGATTCAAACAACACACCAGATGTTGTTGATAGAAATCAATTAGTTGGTCAGATATTCATACAACCAACAAGAACAGCTGAATTTATTGTATTGGACTTTGTAGTTCAACCAACAGGCGCAGCATTCCCTGAATAATAGGAATATTGATTAAGAAAAACCCCCGATACTCTCGGGGGTTTTTTGTTTGATAAGGAAATCAGTAGGTTCTTACGATTACGATATTAACACCTACTTAGGATAAATCGCAAAGGTATCAGCGTATTCAGCCAAACAATTGTATTGACTTCTAACATAGCCATATTGTGGCTTAGAACAACCACGATACCTAATTCTAAAATTACCCGTTCTCATTAGATTTCTAATAGTTGGGTTATACCTATATCTCATAGGAATATCTTTATATAAAGCTTGTTCAAGATAAGGAGCTTCATAATACTCTAACCTTAATTCAGGTTGATTCTGATTAGCTTCATACAATTCCATAGGATTATGAGCATATTGATAATGAGTAATGGTTAATGTTCCATTTTCTATATACTCACCAGCGTCATTATAATACCCATAATTAACAGGAATATCTCTCGTTACCAAAGTATCTTGGTAATCTCTCATATAAATACCTTCGGTATCAGTCGTTATCGTTTCATTATTTTCAATCATTTCGTTTTCCTTTATCATTATCATAACACTATAATATACAAATACTATTTGTAAATGTCAAGCTTTTTTTTAATTATTTTCTTCAAAGAGTTCTTCTTCACAATCATCACAAAGGAAAAAGCCGTCTATTTCAACACCACACTCTTCACATATTATTTCATCAATCATACTATAATATACAATGAATAAATGACAATGTCAAGTAAAAACTTCAAAAAAACTTCTAAAACTANATNTNATTTCTATACGACACTTTTTTTGATTTCTTTATATTTATTACTGAATAGAAAAAATTACAGGAGAATTCAAGTGGCTTTTGCAGACCCAAATGAAATATTTTTTACACCTTTTGAACCTAAATTAAAAAATAGGTTTATTATGGAAATAGACGGAATACCAGCGTATCTCGTTAAAACAATGGCAAGGCCATCAATCGCCTTTGACACAGTTACTTTGGACCATATCAATGTAAAAAGATATGTAAAAGGTAAAGCACAATGGCAACCAATTGAAGTAAGTTTATATGACCCAATCGTTCCAAGTGGAGCACAAGCGGTCAATGAGTGGATTAGACTACACCACGAATCAGTAACAGGTGTTGACGGATACTCATCAGAATATAAAAAAGATATCACTTTCAATCTATTAAGTCCTAATGGAGAAAAGATTGAACAATGGATAATTAAAGGTGCTTTCTTAACAGCAGCAAATTTCCAAGATTTAGATTTCGCATCTAATGATGTGGTTGATATTGGTTTAACAATACAATACGATTACGCAATACTTGAATTCTAAGGAGAATAGTTATGTGGGCAATATTTAAAGATGATAACGATTACAATGAAAAATCAATTATAGGTTTCGCATCATTTGCAGTAATGACATTATTTGCAGTTGTTGATTTAGGAACAGGTATAGCTGGAAAAGATTTAGTTATAAATGATATGGTTTACAATTCATTTGTATTCGTAACTCTTGGCTCTTTCGGTATCGCAGGTGCTGAAAAAGTTATGGGTAAAAAATAATAAGTTATTAATTCTTAATTAATCAAGGAGTAAAACAAAATGGCTGAAAATCAGTATGGATTTCCTACTGAAGTTCTATCTTTACCATCACAGGGATTGTTATATCCCAAAGATAGTCCTTTGCGTAGTGGAACAATAGATGTCAAATATATGACAGCAAAAGAAGAAGATATTCTAACTTCAACAAATCTAATAGAACAAGGTGTAGTAATTACAAGATTATTAGAAAGTGTGGTTGCAGACCCGAAAGTTAAATTAGACGATATGTTTATCGGTGATAAAAATGCAATTATGATAGGAACTCGTATTTTAGGATACGGAAAAGACTATGCAGTTACATTGACGGACCCCGATACCAACGAGAGAGTTGAATATGTTGTGGATTTAACAAAATTAGAAAACAAACCAATAGATGAAAAACTATTTGAAAATGGTAATAACTTTACATTTGAATTACCAAATTCAAAAAGAATTATTGGTTTTAAACTACTAACACAAAAAGATGAAAATCAAATAGCAGAAACCCTTAAAGATTACGAAAAAGTTGAAAAACTAACAGGTGTTTCATATAATTTAACC